CTAAGTGGGATTTACTCAGTTCTTCGCATGCCTGGGCCATGGGGCTTGATGAGAGCCCCTTTAGGCATGCTAGCGTCTCCGCTTGAGGACAGTGAGCGGCTCGGTGTGGTGGTGGAGCGTTCAGGCAAATCAGGCGGGGCACGCTGTCTCCTACGAGTCGGCCACCAAACCGACCCCTCGTAACACAGTTTATGCGCCGCCGTCACACACCATTACTAAGCACCACCAGCACACATCCACCTCGGACTCACAGATGTGGGAGTACGTTTTCCAGGGCTGTGTTGTCATCCCAGCCCGGGGCAGATCTCTCGACCGGGAAGTTGGCCGCGACTGTGTCGGTGATGTTCCAATCCCTTAGAACAGCCTCGATCACCAGTTGCTCAGACACACTCACACCCCATGTGCGCTGAAAGGCCAACCGCGCCTCATCAGTTACCGGCAAAGTAGTCACAGTGCCGATATCCGCCGAGGTGAACTCACGGCCAAGCTCGTACTTGACCTTGAGCGCCATTCCCGAGTCGACGTCTACCACGCGTGGGCGCTCGCCCTGACCATTCCTGATCAAGGCGCTGGCAAACTCCTGCAGCACCGGAATGCCACGGGCTAATGCCAGCTCGCATGTGCCGACGGCGCTAAGCATCGGCCTGACCATATGATGGATCAGACCAATGCTTAACACCGCAGGCGGTTTGCGACAGCACCTTACGCCAGTTTCGCACGAAAACTGGCCCGTCTGGTAGCTCCACGACTCGAGATTGGCAGAACACCACCTCGGTTATGTGGCGCGCGACGTTCTCGATTTTTAGTTCCTGTCCGTAATCGAGAAAGACGCCCGGCAAGAGTGGGGAAACGCGTTCCCAATCACCCGCCTCCATTATGCAAAGGCAGTCATCACCATCGTCCAAGATGTCCCACTTTCTAACCCCCAGCCTTTTCATGGCTGCTCTGACCATCATCACCATCAGGGCGCAATTACCGAGAGCGGTGTTGAAATCACCGCTCATCCTACGGCCCCTGACGGTGTACTTCAGCCCATTGGACGTTCGGACCTTGTTCTTGAGCTGCCACTTGAGCAGTCGACGGAAGAAGTCGTCGTTGATGCATGCTAGATAGAGTTGGTGCTCTATCTTCAGCATGCTCTCAGCGACGTGCATGTCCCATCGGCTGGCATCAAGCGAGCCAATAACAGGGTCATCGAACAACGCCAGCTTGTCCTGAAGCAGCACAGCCCGCTGTCGCTGGTTCAAGCCCTTGGCAATAATCCGGAGCTTAGTTGGACCCTTCATATGGTAAAGCCGCTTCTCGATCGGCTTAAGATACCGAGCCACCTCGACGCCATAGCGTGGATGGCGGCTCTGTATCATTCGCGGATCGGGGTTGACCTTAGCCTCGGGGTCAAACTTCTCGGACTTGACAAAGGCTGAAACTCTAGCGTCGCGCTTGCTGAGTGGTTCAGTCCTAAGGCTGTCCAATGCGTCTGTGTACCGCTTCCTTAGCTTACTATTAAAATAAGCAAGGACCTGGTCATAGCTCCAAGGGGCAATGCTGCCCATCTTTTCCGCCATTCGCCTGCACTGGTATCCTACTTCCCGGAGCCCTAAATCACTTGGCTCCGGCACCTTGGCGCAGACTCGGTTTGAAGCGCTGATCAGGTCATTGCAAACACAATTTAAATGTGTGAAGCAATTCCACAGACCGGGTATCGGGGGGACTAGTCGGACGAGGTGCCTGCGAGATTCGCAAGCCCAGCTCGTGGGGAGACGCGGCTCAGACGCCGCAGCGAGCTCCTTCAGCACGGGATCACCGTGCATCGGGTACGCGCAGACGCCGGGCACACGTACTGGGCGAACCTACTTGGCCGGTAACTGCCAAGTAGGACGGTTGACGAGACGCCAGGTGGCCTGTAGTGCAGACCATGCCGGCATCAACGAAGACGCCAGCACGGGCAAACACCACAGTGCGCCCCATCGCACACAGACACCTAGGGCTATTCCCCAGGTTATGCTACACAATACAATAGCAATACAGATTTGTACAACTTCCGGCAACCAACGGTGCCGGCGGCAAAATTGCTCCCAGGGCGAACGAGCAAGCCCTTCGGCCGCATCGTTGAGCTCCTCGAGAGCAATTTGGCGGTTACGGTCGCCGAGGGTTTGCTGGAGCTCTCGCTCCCATGCAAAACCAGTAAGGGCTTGGCAAACCACGTCCGCACACGCATTGGTGATGTGGACCTGGCTTTTCCAGCCCTTGGTTTTGCACCAGGCCTGACACCGCTGGTTCAGGGCGGCGGCAGTCCCGGCGGTGCGTTTAACTCCGAAGAGCTGTCCGCACGCGTAGGCGTAGAGCTCGAGCTCGTCCTCGTCAACGGGCTCGGTCCCAGGGTTCTTTTTGTCGGCGGCCGTAGGGGCAGCCGTATATATTTTAATAACAGGGGCCTGGGGCTGAGGGGGGGGGGCATCCTGTACAAATCGGCTATGTGCATTTGCAGCGCGCTGGCGGGCGACATTTCTGCCGCCTCCAGCTCGAACGCCGCGGGTCGTAGCACGTGGCCGCCACGTGCTAGGCCCAGGTGAGGCATCGAAGAACTCATCGTCCATTGAATTATTCTTCGG